TTAAAAATTCAGGAATGTGCCGTTTTTGTGCCATTCCAAGCAGTCAGAGGTGGCTGTAGCTCAGTTGGTAGAGCCCTGGATTGTGATTCCAGTGGTCGTGGGTTCGAGCCCCATCAGCCACCCCATTAGTCCTTTTGGGCTGCTTGATTAAGCAGCAGATGGACCCCTTCCAAGGCCTGAATCAGCACCCGCCTTGAGACGCAATCGCCCTCAGATGAGATAAGCAACAAGATCAGGGATGACAACATTCCGCTAGCCGTCAGAACGATGTGCTCGGCGTCGTGGTTTGGGGAGATTTCTTGCATTTGGTGCTCCGCTGTGTTTCTAAAGCCCCGCGTCAACCGGGGCGGGCGACTGAACAGGGTTGACAGACCGGCACAGCGACCGGCGAGCCCTAGAGCTCCCCCGTTCAGCCGCCCAAAAATGGGCACCAAACAAAAAAGCCAAGCTCGTGCGGCTTGGCTTGCCGCTGTGTTCAGGCTGTCAAACCTGGCGCCCTTAGGTGAGCGCAACGCAATCTTATCAAGTTAGGATGAAAAATCAACGAATTGCAGAAAATTTTTTATAGCCCCACCCTTTCAGCAGCCGCGGCCAGGTGCTCCGGCGACAGGTGCGCGTAGCGCTGGACCATCTGCGGCGAGTGCCAGCCGCCCAGCTCCTGCAGCACCGACAGCGGGGTCCCGGCCATCGCGTGCCAGCTGGCCCAGGTATGGCGCAGGTCATGGAACCGCAGCCAAGGTACGCCGGCGCGCTTGCACGAGGCCTTCCAGGTGTTGCACCACACGCGGGTGAGATCGCCCCAGACGCGGCCGGTGCGGGGCTCCGGCAGGGCTGCCAGGATCGCCTTGGCCTGGCTGTTCAGGGGCACCAGGATGCGCTGGCCGGCCTTGGCCTCGTCGGCCTCCACGATCACCATCCCGCGCTCCAGATCCACCTTGTCCCAGGTGAGATTGAACACATTAGATCTTCGCAACCCGGTGAGCAAAGCGAAACGGACAGGAGTCCGGTACTTTTCTGGTAGAGAGTCGACCAAAACCTCGGCCTGCTCGCGTGTCAGAAACGCGACGCGGCGCTTGGGCTCGGCCTCAGTGCGCAGCACCGGGGCGCGGTCGATCCACTCCCACTCGCGCTCGGCCGCACGCAACACGGCGCGAATGAAGGCGCGGTAGCGGTTGCGGGTGGCCGGCTTGACGTCCTGCGGCAGCGAGTCCTCGATGTCGTCGCGCGTGATGCTGGAGAGCTGGCGATCGCCCAGCTTTGGCAGGAAGAAGTTGATCTTGTCCTTGTCCTCCTGGATCGACTTCTTGTGCGCGCGCTCGACCAGCCAGCGGGCGCAGGCCTCGCGAAAGGTTTTCTTCGGCTTGGCCTTGAGCATGCGGCCCTGCCAGAGCTCGGCACGCCGGATGTCATACAGGGCCTGGGCCTGCTTCTTGTCGGTCGTCTTGAGCGACTCGCGGATGCGCTGGCCGTTGATCTGGACGTCGATCCAGTAGGTGTCGTTGCGGAGTTTGAGGGTCATGTCGTGGGTCCTTGCTGTGTTGTTGTGATGAGATTGTCTCAACAGCATAGGGGTGTGTCAACAGTATTTAGCGGCACAAGCTAAGAGGTTGACTTTCCCCAATGGGCAATCAGCGCCGCCTCAGCCCGGCCGTCGTCCTTGACCCGCTTGAACAGGTCGGCCTTGTCGGGCCAGAGGTTGGCGGCCATCGCCCTGGCGCCGTCCTTGCCCGGGTTCAGCTTCAGGTCGCGCTTCCACTTGGCCGGCGTCACCAGGTCGACCGGCACCTTCATGCCGGCCAGCACGCCGCGGACGATGCCAAGGGCCTCGCCAAACGCGAACATCGAGGTGACGCCCTGGCCGGGCATCGCGTTCACCAGCTCGACAACCGCGCGGGCGTCGTCGGCGTAGAACGCGAGCTCGGACTGCAGGAACACGGGCGACACGCGCCGCTTGGTCTTGCCGCCGATCTCGAGCTCAGTGACAGGCATGTCGATGACGTCGATCAGCTTGCCGGTGTCGGCCTGGATGATGGCGATCGCGCCGCTGGCGCCGGGGTCGATGCCGAATATGTACTGGCTCATGTTGCTGGGTCCTTCTGACGCGGCGGTGGACCGCGCTTGATTTCTTCGACGCGCTCGACGGTGGTGAACCTGTGCAGGTTCGCGCACTCGTAGCGCCGGCGCTTGGTGCCATCGGCGCGCTGACGTGTCTCGCGCACCTCGGTCCAGGCCTCGCACTGCGGGCACTTCATCGGAACAACTGGATGAATGAGTTGGAGTAGTCGCGCCACATCTCGCCGCGCTTGATGCGGCTGACGGTGGTCTGGGTGATGCCGTAGTCGCTGGCGATCTTTCGCTGTGCTCGAGGGTCGTCGCGGATCTTCTGCACAATCTCGGGCGACAGCTTGGCGGTGGCCCGCCTGGCCGCGGCCACCCGCTGGCGCCTGGTCGGGTGCATGTACTGCACGTTGACCTTGTTGGTCCGCTTCTGCAGCGTCGTCTTGGTCATCACGACGATGTGCTCGGGGTTAACGCAGCGACTGTTGCCGCACTTGTAGGTGGCGACCTTGCCTTCGATGTTGTGGCCCATGGCCAGCGCCACGACGCGGCGCACGCACATGTGCTTGCCTTGGTAGCGCATCACCGGCGAGCGGCTGCGCAGCTGCAGGGCCAGCTGCCACTCCCAACAATCACCGATCTCCTCGCACCGCGATCTGATCGACTCAATGCATTGAGAATAACTCATCACTTAAAACAGCAGAATAGTGAAGAAGGTTCCCGTGGCCACGCCCATCAGGTAGATCACGAGCATGCCCAGCAGCTCCATGCCGCCATCGATGATGATGGGGCTCTCGCAGGCCTCGGGGGTGGGGCAGGGCTTGCGGCCCTGGTTGCAGGGTCCTGTGCAGCTCATACCTTGCCCTCCATGATTGCCTTGGCCGTGCGCGTGCGCTTGGCGGCCGCTTCCTTTTGCGCCTTAGTCGTCGGCTTCGTCGGGATCGCGTCTAGGTCGTCCGACTCCATGTCCATGATCGTGCCCACGGTTTTGGGTGCGAACACCTGTCCGCTGGTGATCTTGGCGCCAGGGAAATGGTCCTTGAATTCCGACATCTCGCCGATCAGCGAGCCCGGGCAGCGGTGCAGCTCCTTGCTTGAGAACACCGGGCCCTGGTCGCTGCAACCGTCAGGGCCGTTGGTGAACAGCTTGCCCGTCTCGGTGTGCCGGTACACGACAAAGTTCTCGCCACCGTCCACCGGCTCGGCGTAGGGTAGCAGGCCCGGGATCATCAGGTGGTGCTGGCAGCCGGCGCGCTGCATCTCCAGCGAGATTTCCTGGTTGTCGAGGTTGCAACGCCACTGCGCATCTTCGATCGGCGTCGAGTGGCAGCAGGTGCGGCAGTTGGGCTCGCCAGCCTGGCCACCGTGGCACACCTTCCACATCGAGCAGTATTTGCACTCGAAATGCTCGGGGTCGGTGCTGATGCGGTAGGGCGGGGTGGTCGCGTCGAGCAGGCGCTGGGCGCGCTCGATCAACTGGTCGAACCGCTCGCGGTTGAAGTGGACCCACTCGGTATACACGTCGTCGGTGTCCTTGTTGACGGCCATGTACAGCGCGCGGTCCAGATCCATCAGCTTCATGTAGACCGTCATCTGGTCGTAGTGCTGGGCCTTGGCGGCCTGCACGCCCTTCTTGACGACCTCGTTCCAGCTCTTGTTGCTGTGGGTCTTGAACTCAAGCACCGCCGGCGTCTTGGGCCCCTCGGGCAGGCCCTTGGCCACGCCGTCCAGCGAGCCGCCGAAATGCCCGTTGCATGTGCTCACGCGCCACTGGTCGCCGGTGGACGGGTCGGTGTCCCAAACCTCGGCGCCGATGCCGCGCAACTCCTCCACCAGGCGCGACTCCTCACGCACGCCGGTGTTGAACAGACGCAGGATGCGGCCCTTGAACTCGGGCTTCATGGCCCAGCGCCAGGTCAGCCAGATGTAGCGATCGCAGATGTGGCCGATCAGGCTGGCCCCCATGTGGGGGCGGTGCTCCTGCGGCTTGCTCTCATACCACCGCACGATCGCGGCGCTGGTGGTGTGAGGATCTTCAGGAAGCGCCGCCATGGCTTAACCCCAGGGCCGTGCTGACTTGTTAGCCGCTGCAGCTGGTGCCGGCCTGGCGGGTGCTGCAGGTGTGGCCACAGGGGCGTCGACGGCCGCGCGGTAGTTCCAGATCACGTTGCGCGTCGAGTCCTTCTTGTCGACGCCGACCTCGGCGATGAACGGCGTGTCGTGCATCTCGATGCTGTCCTCGACGTTGTCCAGGTGCAGCGCCATGCACAGACGCGCCAGCTGCTCCTGCGCGATCTTCACCGTCTGCTGCGACGGGTTGTCGAGGTTCAGCCGCTCCCAGTGCCGGCGGCCAGAGTGCGACCCGCCGAGCACCTGCATCTCGAGCTCGAGGTACGAGCCGTTGCCGCTCTTGGTGGGCTTGGTGGCCGACTTGGTGATCATCATCTCGTAGTCGCCGGCGGGCAGCGGGTCAAACGAGCTGCTGGTGCGCTCCTCGAATTGGATTGCGGATGCTTTGAAGTTGATGGTTGCCATGGTTCCAGTTCCTTGTGGTTCAGGCGTTTTGAGATGCGGACAAAGCCGCGGCGAATGCCTCCCAGTCGAGGGGCATGTTCTTCAGGCCGAATCGGTTGCCACCCATGTGGGCGGGGTGCGGCTCGACGTGAAGAATTCGTTTGCCCGTCGTGCGGGCCTTGGTTTCTTTGTTGCCGTAGCCGGCGTCCGACTCGGTGGTGACGATCTGGTAGTTGGCCCAGCCGATCACGTCGGCCCACTCCTGCACCAGGGCACCGGCGCGGTCGTGAAGCTTCAGGACGTACTGGTCGTAGCCGTCATGCAGCGGTGACTCAAAGCGCTTGATCTTGTCGTGCGCGATAAGAATCACGGCCATGTTCCGCTGAGCGCGCAGCTCCTCGAAACCCTGCAGCAGCGTGCGCCACTCCTCGGCCGCGGCGATGTAGCCCTTGCCGTAGCCGGCGGCCTCGATCGTGGCCCACTTGTTCTGTGTACACACGTGTGTGTGTACAAGCGGCTCCAGCCAGTCCAGCGAGTCGAGGAACACCGTCTGGTAGTCGTGCTCCTCGTTGAGCAGCGTGCCGATGGCCTGGTAGACGTCGGCCAGGCTGGTGGCCAAGGGGAACGCGGCCGCGTCAACTGCGTCGGCGCCGTCCTCGGTCAGGATGCCGATCGCGCTCGGTGCGCTGGCGGCGAACGTCGTCTTGCCGATCTTGCCGGGGCCGGCGATGACAATCTTGGGCGCGCGCAGGCGCTTGGTGCGGCGAATGGATGAAAGGTCGAATGCCATGTCGTGGGTTTCCTTTAGTCGTTGATTTCGTTGTTGGCGCGCGCGCGAGCCCGGTACTGCGCTTCGCGCTGCTCCATCTCCTCCTTGCGGCGGCGCTGCTCCTCGTCCCACACCTTGCGGTGGTCGTCGCTGAGGCGCGCCTGGTCCCACAGTCGGTCGTATTCCTTCTTGGACTTGGCCCAGAACGCGTGGTCGTCGCTGTAGTCGTAGAGCCAGTCGAAGTTCTGCAGCGACTTGCGGTACTCCTCGAGGGGTTGGAAGGTAATGCTCACGTTGTGCTCCTGTTGACGGGTTGCCAGAATCGCATCACAGTGGCTCAAAGACTGAGCCAGTAAAACAGCAAAGAAGCTCCTGCGATGCCGAGTGCGGCTGCGAATGCGATGTCCGCAGCCCTGGCCATGCGGCGCTCGCCAGGCGTGCGGTAGATGTAGCTGCAGTCGGTGAAGCAGGCCTCGTGGATCGTCCTTGGCGTGCGGAAGTGAGAGGGTCTAAGCATGGTGTGGGTCCTGTCGTGGGTCAGAAGGGTGCCGGCGGGTATTTCTTCAGGGGGTCTTGCTTTGGCCGGCGAGGTCGGGGTATTGGTTGGCCCTTCCACGTCGGGAAGGGCCAGTTCGGTGGTGGCTGGTCAGGCACAGACCGCCTGCACGCGGTCGATGATGTCGCGCATGCTGGCCAGCTCAACCTCGAGCGCCTCGCGGTGGCTGATCTTGCGGGCGTTGGGAAACACGCCATCGCTGGCGTCGCGGACGTGCTGCACGGCGGCGTCGATGCTGTCGGGGGTGTAGCAGACCACGCGGCCCGTCACGCGGCCACCGCGGTACTGTTCGCCATCGGCGACCAGGTACAGGCCAGGCGAGCACTCGATGATCCAGGGCGTGCCGGTGATGACGTTGCGCTTGCGCTCGATGCGCTCCTCGAGCTCGGCAACCTGGCGGCTGCAGCTGTCGATGATCTGCTGGTACTGGTTCGCGGTGTTCATGGTTCAGGTTCCTTGGTTCTCATGGCGGAGCTGCCATGTAGTGAATCCTACTCCACGATGCGACTATCTCAACAAATAACCCGACAAAAATAGTGGGATAAGGCTTAGAAGCTACAGGGTCAATACAGGGGCTTGATCCAGAGGACCGTGGAGGTCCAGATGATCGAGGCGTCCGCGATCATCTCGTTGGAGGGCCAGATGATCAGGTTGTGCGTGTCCCGGCGGTAGCCGCGGCGCACCACGGCCAGGATCTGCCGGCCGTCGCCCGTGGCCACCAGGCACAGCTGGTCGATGTTGTCCGCGGGCGCGAGCTGGGCCGGCGTCACGAACAGCAGCCAGCCGTCCTTGGTGCTGGAGTGCGATCGCACCTGGATTGCGAATGTCCCAAAGGGGCAGTCGGCCGGGCCGATGACGTCGTCGTGAGTTCGCGGCGGCATTGTCGTAACCACACCGTTCTCATCCACGTGCGCGGCCACGGGGCAGCGCTTGACGTCCTCGGTCACCTCGATGCCGGCGTTGCGCATCACCTCGTTCAGCGGCACGCCGAGAATCGTGGAGATCTGGTGCGCCTCGTGGGGCGTCATCCGGCGCAGCCCTCTGAACATGAGGGAAACCGCCGCAGGGTCAAGTTCCAACATCTTCGCCAACCTTCTCTGGGACAACTTCTTGTCGGCAATCCGATCACGAAACCATTGTGTGTTCATAGCTACGGAAAGCGAAATAGCCGCTTCTTAATCAACAGGGACTAGATAGTGGCAGTCTCTCCATGTTGCGTCAACCTCATACAATGCGAATCCTCAAGATTGCGGCAACAACATCACGGAGTGCAAATGCCAATACCGACCATCCACACCCTCTCCCCGGCCTATGAGGTCATCCAGCGCTTGGGCGGCAAGACCGAGGTCGCCGAGCGCTTGAACCTGGACAAGAGCACCCTCAGCCGCTGGTGCCAGCCGCGGCCCGAGGGCACTGGGGGCCAGATCCCGCAGCGGCACTGGCCGGAGCTGATGAAGATTGCGCGCGACAAGAAAGTGCGCATCAAGATCGAGGAGCTGGTGGCCGTTGAGGTGTAGCCATGGTTGTCGGAGCACCAACCATGACCAACAGCGACTTCCTGGCCGAGATCTACGGCGAGCTTGTGGAGGGCACACACGGCTGGGTGTGCACGTTCCGCGCAGACCCCAGCAACGCACCGCCGGCCGTGTGGGCTGGGCGGCTCTACAAGGGAACGCCGCAGCAGGCGGCTCTCATTGATCGCAGCGGACAAGACAACACATATTTCTGCACTGCCGTTCTCGCGGCCACCGAGGACGGCGAGATCGTCAGACGCAAGGATTCATTCGTTCGGCTTGCGGTGCTGGTGCTGGATGACGTTCAGCTTCAGGACCTGCAGGGTTACAGCTACGCGATCCAGACCAGCCCGGGCAAGTTCCAGGTCGGCATCTTGATTGACCTTGATGACCCCGATGCCCGGAATAGGCAGCTCGTAGATCTACTTATGCAGGCATTGGCCACGCGGGGGTTCATCAAGGCTGACCGCTCCGGTAATAACGCGGTGCGTTATGTCCGGCTGCCAGTCGGGCAGAACACCAAGCCGCGCGCGGCCGGCGAGTGGGCGGTGCAGCTGGACACCTGGCGCCCGAGCGTGCGCTGGTCCCTCGAGGACGCCTGCCACGCGATCGGGATCGACTTGGACAACCTGCGCGCGGCGTCTGATGCGCAGACCACTAAATCTGCATCAACGTCAGGGCAGGGCGTGCACGCCGGCGAGATGATCGCGGGGCTGACTGCGCCAGTGGGTGAGCGCGTGTATCACGAGTCGATCACGCGGCTGGCCGCTAGCCTGGTCAGCAACGGCATGTTCCCGGGCGCGGCGGTCGAGTTCCTGCGCGACCTAATGCACCAGGTCAAGCCCACCGGGCCCGAGGAGGAGATCCGGCGCTGGCAGTCGCGGTACGACGAGATCGAGCGGGCGGTCAAGAGCGCGGAGAAGTTCGCGCCTGACAACCGCAAGCCGCCCAGCATCACGGTGAACCTGAACCTCGGCAATGACGAACAAGTGCCGACAGAAAGTAAGCCCGGCGACCTGGTGCCCATGGACTGGGGCAACCTGGCCACGACGCAACCCGAGCCCACGGCCTGGCGCCTCGAGGGCTGGCTGCCCGAGGGCACGGTGACGCTGCTGGCCGCCAACGGAGGCGTGGGCAAGTCGAACCTCAGCCTGCAGCTCGGCGTGTCCCTGGCCACCGGGCAGCAGTTCATGGGCATCGACACCAAGCAGAGCCGGGTCCTGGTGCTCAGTGGCGAGGACGAGGCCCGCACGGTGCACTTCCGCGTGGCCAACATCTGCCAGGACCAGGGCGTGGCCATGCGTGACCTGGCCGGGCGCATGGCCGTCTACGACCTGACCCAGGCCGACTGCGTCCTGTGGCGCGATGGCCACCCGACCGAGCGCATGCAGTGGCTGGCCGACACCGCGGTGCGCACGCGCGCCGAGGTGATCGTGATCGACAACGCCAGCGACGTGTTCGCGGACAACGAGAACGACCGAACCGCAGTCAGGGGCTTCATGCGGGCCCTGAACCTGATCGCTCACGTCACCCGGGCGGCGGTGCTGCTCTTGGCCCACGTCGACAAGGCCAGCGTGCGCATGGGCGCCGGCCAAGACACCAACAGCACGTTCTCAGGGTCGACGGCCTGGAACAACTCAGCGCGCAGCCGCTGGGCCATGGTCCGCGATGGCCAGGTCGTCACCGTGCGCCACGAGAAGTGCAACCTGGGCCCGCTGCAGGACGAGCTGCGCGTGGAGTTCGACCAGGGCAGCAAGACGTTCAAGCGCTTCGGGACCATCCCTGGCCATGCTGCTGCGGCAGCGCTGATGCGCAACACGCAACGCGCTGCGATTCTGCGCATGGTCATGGACGCCGAGCGCGCAGGCCAGCGGCTGTCGATGTCCGCGCAGTCCAACAACAACGCCTACACCGTGCTGCGCCGCTCGGCTGACTTCCCGGCAGGGTTCGACCGCGGCGAGCTGTTCTCGATGCTGTTTGAACTCCAGCGCGACGGCCTGGTGCAGGAGCAGGAATACATCAACGAGCACCGCAAGAAGCACCGCTGCGTGGTGCTGACCGAGGTGGGCCGGATGCGGGCTGCGCAGGGTTCTGGGGCTCCGGCAATGTGGCGGGGCAGCAGCGATGCGTGACCCTTTCAAAATTGACAGCCAGACCTGCATTAGCTTTTCAGGTGGCCGCACCAGCGCCTACATGCTGTGGCGAGTGCTGCAGGCCAACCAGGGCCTGCCGCCCGAGGCCGTCGTCACCTTCGCTAACACCGGCAAGGAGGACGAGGCCACACTGCGGTTCGTGCAGGCGTGCTCAGAGCATTGGGGAGTTCCCATCACGTGGGTGGAATACCAACGCGAGGCGCCCAAGTACAAGCGCGTGACGTTTGAGACAGCCAGCAGAGCCGGCGAGCCCTTCGCCGAGCTGATCGCCGCCAAGAGCTACCTGCCCAACCCCGTGGCCAGGTTCTGCAGCGAGGAGCTCAAGGGCAAGGCCATCGAGCGGCTGCTGGGCCCAGGCGACTGGGAAACCATGGTCGGCGTGCGCGCTGATGAGCCCAGGCGCGTGCCAAAGCTGCGCGCTCGAGGTCTGCTGCTGCCGCTGGTCAGCGCGGGCGTCACCCAGGCCGATGTGCAGGCCTTTTGGCGCGCTCAGCCGTTCGATTTGGAGCTGGAGTTCCGCAACGGCGTCACGGCGCTGGGCAACTGCGACCTGTGCTTCATGAAGGGCCCGCAGCAGATCGCGGGGCTGGTCAAGGACAAGCCCGAGCGCGCGGTGTGGTGGGCGCGACAGGAGCAGGCGGTTGGGGCGACCTTCCGCAGCGATCGGCCGAGCTACTCGGACCTGCATCGGTTCATGGTCGACCAGGCCGATATGTTCAATGACGAGGGGACGCTGTCGTGCTTCTGCGGGGATTGATCGGGGCTGCGCTCGCATGCGCTAGCAGTGCGCTCGCAGTGCGGGCGCATGCTGACGCAGCAGGGAGGCCTGGCATGGCCCCGCCGCCTAAAGGCGGGGGCCAGGCCCTGCGAGGGGGTGCGAGCGCTTGCGCTAGCAGTGATACACTCGCCGTGTGGCGAGTGAGGTGCGAGCGCACCGAAACGCACAAGGGGCTGCTCCAGGTGGGCGGCCCTTTTGCTTGGCGCGTTGGTGAGAAAATGGCGGCATGATGGAAACGCAACATCAGGCTGAGGAGGCGCGCTCCAAAGTTGAGCCGGTCAAGAGGCCGGTCATGCGGACGCCTGACGGGCGCGAGCTGCCGGCGGGCCGCGCTAAGGGCGTGCCCAACAAGGTCACGCGCACGATCCGCGAGGCCGTCGAGATCGCGGCCAGCCAGGTGACCGACAGCAAGGGCACCAAGGGCCTGGCGGCCTGGCTGGTGGAGCGCGCGCAGGGCAGCCTGGGCGACCGGCAGATCTTCGCGGCCATGGTCAACAAGGCGCTGCCGTTGCAGGTCCAGGCCAACGTGGACGGCGGTATCAGGCTGGAGCTGGGCTGGTTATCGCAGCGGCAAGTGGGCACACCTGCGGCACAAATTGAGAACCAGCCGGCGCAAGTGCTTGATCTGCAACGGGAAAACGACGGCACGTACCGGATCATTGATCCGGGCACAGGGGCGGAGGGGGTGCCGGCCAGTGGCCAGGCGCCGGATGCCGACGCGATAGAACGGCCTACAAGGCCCGCGGAGGGCTAGGTGGGGCCCTGGCCTGACCTGCTCTGCGATCGCGTCTCCTGCGCGATCCTGGGCCCGTGCGCGGGGCACTGCGGGGCCGGGGCGATTCCTGACCCCCTACCCCCCTTCGAGGCGACGGGGGAGGGGGCGGCCGCAGCAGGGGCCCCCGCCCCTTTTCCTCTACCCCCGACCAACCTTATGAGCAAACCTCAACACGACCCCGTCAACCACCCCGCCCACTACACCGCCCACCCGAGCGGGGTGGAGTGCATCGACATCACCGAGCACATGAACTTCTGCCTGGGCAACGCGATCAAGTACGTCTGGCGCGCGGGGCTGAAATCCAACAGCCCGGTGGAGGACCTGCGCAAGGCGCGCTGGTACATCGACCGCGAGATCCAGCGCTTGACGCGCGGATGAACATCAACACCGCGACATGAATTTGCAGGAATACCAACCGCGCCAGGTGTTCCTGCCGCTGCACAACCGCGACCGCCGCTGGACGGTGGTGGTGGCGCACCGACGCTGCGGCAAGACGGTGGCCATGTGCGCCGACCTGGTCCTGGGCGCGCTCGAGACAGCGCTGCCCAAGCCGCAGTTTGCCTACCTGGCCCCCCAGCGCGACCAGGCCAAGCGGGTGGCGTGGGGCTACCTCAAGGATCTGACGCGGCCGTTCTGGACCAGGCCGCCCAACGAATCTGAGTTGAAGATTTCGATTAACAACGGCCACAAGGGCGAGTCGACGATCTACGTCGCGGGCGCTGACAACTACGACGCCCTGCGCGGCATGTACTTCGACGGCGCGGTGCTGGACGAGGTGGGCGACATGAGGCCCAGCGCCTGGTACACGGTGATCCGCCCGGCGCTGTCAGACCGCCGCGGGTGGGCGATTTTTGCCGGCACGCCCCGCGGCAAGAACCTGTTCTGGAATTTGCGCGAGGAGGCGCGGCTGAACCCGGCCACGCACATGCTGCTGGAGCTGCCCGCGTCCAAGACCAACATCATCCACCCTGATGAACTGCGCGACGCCAAGGCGCAGATGACGCCGGAGGCGTTTGAGGTCGAGTACGAGTGCTCGTTTGATGCCGCGGTGCCGGGCGCGTACTACGCCAAGCAGATCGGCGACGCCTACGAGCAGGGCCGGATCGGAAAGTTCCCTGTCGACCCGGCGTTCCCGGTCAACCTGGTGGCCGACCTGGGCTACACCGACAGCTGCAGCTGGTGGGGATGGCAGGAGACGCGCGACGGGTATCGCATCGTCGACTTCTACGAAGCGGACAACCAGCCGATCCAGCATTACATCGACTGGGTAAAGTCACGCCCGTACCGGGTCAACGCGGAGGGCGTCTTTTTGCCTCACGATGCCCGCGCCAAGTCGTTGCAGACGGGAAAATCCATCATCGAGCAGTTCCTGGCCAACGGCATCCGGCCGCGTCTGGTGCCCGAGATGTCGCTGCAGGACGGCATTGAGGCCGCGCGGCTGGTGCTGCCCAAGTGCTGGTTTGACGAGGAGGTCACCTACGACGGCGTCGACCACCTCCGCGCCTACATGCGGGAGTGGGACGAGAAGACCCAGACCTACCGCAACCGGCCCAAGCACGACCAGCACTCGCACGCGAGTGACTCGTTCCGGTATCTCGCGCTCGCTGCGCGCCCGGTGATGGCGAAATCGCACCCCGGTCCTAAAATCTCGACACCTGTGGTCAAGAGCATGAACTATGCGTTCGCCCTTGACGACATCTGGGACTGCGGTCCCCAACAGAGCACAAGGATCGGGTGATGGAAACCAACGCCAAGATCACCAGCGCAAGCGATTTCCAAAGCACCCCGGCGGGGCTGGCGCAGCGTTGGTCGACTGAGATTCAGGCGTCGCAGCAGGAGCTGATGAAGTTCCACACGGACGCCAACCGCATCACGCAGCGTTATCTGGACCGCCGCGATGCGTATGCGAAGGACGAGAGCAAGGTCAACCTGTTCTGGTCGACGATGAAGGTCCTGCTGTCGATGCTGTACGCGCGGCCACCCAAGGCAGACGTCTCGCGCACGTTCCAGGACTTCGAGGACGACCAGGCCCGCGTGGCCGGGTTGATGCTGCAGCGGATCCTCAACCGCGGCTTCGACGAGAACGTGTCTGTCTGGGACGCGGCCGTGCGGCAGGGCATCGAGGACTGGCTGATCGTGGGCATGGGCCAGATCTGGCTGCGGTACGAGGTCAAGACTGAGCCCTACACCGTGCCGGCCGTGTTCGACGAGTTCGGCGTGGAGCTGCAGCCCGAAACCGAGGCCGAGCGGATCGTCGACGAGGACGCCCCGGTGGACTACATCTACTGGGAAGACTTTTTCTACTCGCCGGCGCGGACCTGGCCCGAGGTGCGGTGGGTCGCGCGCCGCGTCTGGATGACCAAGGACCAGCTGGTCGACCGATTCGGCGAGGAGATCGCCAAGATTGTCCCGCTGGGGGTGCAGGTCAAGAAGGCCGACGTCAACGACCAGTCGCCCAAGCACGACCCGTGGTCGAAGGCTGAGGTGTTCGAGATCTGGTGCAAGGAGAACAAGAAGGTCTACTGGTACGCCAAGGGCGCCGACGTCATCCTGGACGTGAAGGACGACCCGCTGCAGCTCGACGGGTTCTTCCCGTGCCCCAAGCCCCTGGCCGCGAACGTCACCAGCTCCAACTTTATGCCCCGCGCCGACTACATCTTCGCGCAGGACCAGTTCAACGAGCTTGACGAGATCAACACACGCATCACCTGGCTGACCCGCGCGGCCAAGGTCGTGGGCGTGTACGACAAGACGGCCGACGGCGTGCAACGCATGTTCCAGCAGGGCGCCGAAAACCAGATGATCCCGGTCGACAACTGGGCCCTGTTCGCGGAGAAGGGCGGCATCAAGGGCCAGGTCGACTGGGCCCCGATCGACATGGTCGTCAACTGCATCGAGCGCCTGCGCCAGTACCGGCAGGACAAGGTGATGCAGATCTACGAGGTGCTGGGCATCTCCGACGTGATGCGGGGCTCGAGCCGCGCCAGCGAGACGGCCACCGCGCAGCAGATCAAGGCGCAGTTCGGATCGACCCGGATCCAGCTGATGCAGTTCTACATCGCCGACTGGATCTCG